CAGTCGCCATTGCCAATGCCGTTCCGACGTTCAGGACCGCTGTACCGTACGACGTAGTCCGACTCGTGAGGTTCATGAGGCCGTGGCACCGTTGAGCACCCCGCTCGTGAAGGTCATTATCATCCTACGATCCCTTCCGTGCACCTGCAATTTGGGTGGAGAGGAGGACCGTCTCCACCGTCCCCAGGATACTCGCCGTCCAGCGTCCGCTCCTCGCCGTCCAGCTCCTCGCACTCCGGGCAGGCATCCGACGTGGCGATCCAGACGACGCGGTTGTCTTCCGTCAGCAAGCCCTTCTCGAGCGCCTGGTCCCAGGCATCGCGCTGCCCCTCGTTGACGGCGGTCATGGACTCGGTGCGCGCGATCAGGGAGGCCCGCGCCTCGTCGCCCACGGCGTCCAGGATCTCGTCGTACTGCTCGCCGAGGTCGCCCTCTTCCTGCGCCCGCGCGACGGCCAGCGCGATGTTGTCCTTCGAGGTCTGGCTGATGTCGTCGGCGATCTGCGTGGCGTGCGTCAGGGCCCAGGTGGCGGCGTTAGAGTTCTTGGCGTCGAACTGCATCTTGAATTTAGTAGCAGCGCCCCTAATCTCTCGCGCATCAACGATCAACTCGTGATATGTGCCACGCAAGCCAACGTTCGCTCCGATGATAGAACTGATCGGAATGCTACGCTCCACGATATTCTTGCCGAAGTTGGCAGCAAACTCTCGAGTCGTCGCCCAGTTCTGCGTCGCCTTGGACCTCTGATTGGTTGTGGCCCGATATGCTGGCACCTTGTCGCCATACTGTGCTCGCAGCGTCTCGCGCGTCTTCTCGAACGTCGCACGGAACTGGTCTGCGCTCACCTTCGGGTTCTTGCCGTTCATGATGTCGTCGATGGGTGTATCGCGATTGAACCAAGAACCCGTCGCAGACTTCGTGATAGCCGAGTAGACGTCCTTGTTCTGCAGGAGGTCGTGCTGCGCCACCGCGATCGTCTCCGGCTTCATCGTATTCTGCGCTGCTGTGCCGCCAGCTTTTGCGATGTTCTCAGCAACCTTCTCAGGCGTGATAGGCTTCGCAATGTCAAACGAGTGCCCTTGAATCTCGCCAGTCATCTTCTCTACTTGCAGCGCCTGCTTTGCCGTCAGGTTGCCGCCAGTTGAAGAGAGGATGGGCTTCAGCTGCGTGTTGATCTCCTTGATGCGAGCGATCTTCTCTTCGCGCGTCGTACCGCCGCCTTCCGTCCACTGATTCCCATGAAACGGATGCCCTTCGACGTCGCCGGCAGCCTTCAACCCGCCAACCGTTCCCCCACCCGCCACATACGCCTTCTCCAGCGCCGGCGGCAGGTCGTGGACGAGCGAGGCGCGGATGGCGGAGACCGCTGCGGAGATGTTCGGAGAAGCAGATAACGACGTAAATCCGCCGCCTTGCGCGTCGACCTTCTTGATATAGTCGGCATGCTTGGAGAAGTCGCCAAGGTGCTGAACTTTGATCGTGTCCTGGCCTCGTAGTTGCGCCGCCAACACGTTATGATTGCCGTTCAACAGCACTTCTTCGCCGTGGATCGTGGCGACGACAGGACGCGAGGTCATCCCTTCGCCGTTCTTATACTTTTCAACAGCACTCGGTTGGATGTAGTCTTGCGTTGACCTGAGTGGCGCGATACTAACCTCTTTCGTCTCGCCGCTCATCATGATGGGCAACCTCTGAGCTTGCTCCATCGTCAGCGTCTTGTTCTTCGGAATCGGGTTATCAACTGCCTTACCCGCAAAGTAGGCACGAGCTGACTCCGGATTCAAACGACCGCTAAGAGACGTCATGCTGTCCGTACCGCTATAGGTCGTCGGCAGCCCAAGACGCTCAGCGATCGCCTTTTCTTCTGGTTGAACGCCGCCGCTCGTCCATTGCCCCTTCTCATCACGCGGTTCATCAGGATTGAACTCCGCTCCTCGCAAGCTCGCCCTCAGCGCCTTCTTCCCCCTCATGAACGCCGCGCTCACCGCGAGCATGATGGACGCGTAGTGCGCGTCGGCGGCCTTGTGGAGCGGGGTGAGGTCGCGGGAGGAGACGGGGATGGCGGAGAGTGTCTTCCATTCTCCAAAAGGCCCGCCGCTGACATGCGCGGAATGCATCGACACGTATTCAGCTTTGAGTGGTTCCTTATATACGCGAAGCGTTTTGCCACCTTTACGTTCGTCATACTTCGTCGTATCATGCGCAGGTACATTGATCTTTAAGATCACGGAATTATTACCTGCGGCACGCGCGTAGGTTCTCGCTTCAATTAGATCCGTCGTCGTCCAGATGTCCCCCTGTTTGTCTGGCTTGAGCCCTTCTTTCAAAATTTTCGCTGCGTTCTCAGCTGTCGTTCCGTGATACGCTGTCCACTGATTCCCATGAAACTCGTGGCCGGGCAGATCTCCGAGCGTCTTCGGCACCTCATGACGCAATAGCTTCATGGCCTGTTTAATTTCTTCACGGCTTCCGACAGACTTTGAACGCTGCTCCCCGAAAAGCCACCCTAAAGAAGCATGCAAGAATACTCTTCCACTATCTAACCCACCACCCTCGATCTCCGCAATGCGGGGGTCATTAGCAATTTTTCGCAAGGCAGCTAGATGCGGGAAATCATTCAGATCACCCACCTTCGCCGTCCACTGATTCCCGTGAAACTCATGCCCTGGCAGATCGCCGAGCTGCCGCATCCGCACGTTGCGGTGCGCGGTGAGGAGCAGCTGGGCGGCGAGTTGAGGGGTCATGAATGTTTCACACGAACGCTGCTGTTGCTAGTCTTTTCGTACGTGGCCTGCAACGATGCCTTTCGCCCGTCGGGATGCGCATACTCGGTCGTCGACTTCTTCGAGCTGGAATAATACGCCTGCGACCTGCCCATCTTCTCGCCGGCGATATGCTTATGCTCCGTCGGTGCCGCCTTCACGAAGCCAGCCTTCGTCAGTGCCTTGTGCGCTTCCTGCGCGGCGGCACGAGCCTTCTCAGCCCCACGCTCGCCAGGTCCATAACCTGTCGTAGCGTACTCCTTAAAGATCATGCCCGTCGCGCCGCCTTCGGTCCACTGATTCCCGTGGAACTCATGTCCGGGCACGTCACCAAGTATCTTCAGGATGGCTTCCGCATCGTCCGCCTCGATCGCCTCTTCCAGCGCCCTAAGCGCCGCCTTGATCTCCGGCGTGTTCGGCAGCGCGGGCTGTGGTATAGGCTGTCCGTCCGCCCCCAGCTCCGGCGGCTGCGTCACGCTGATGCGCTCGGGCGCCCCGATCGGCACCTTCTCCGCGTCTGTGAGCGGCGCCTTGCCGAACGACATGTCGCGGATCTCGTCGTCCGTGTAGACGGTGATGCCCATCTCCTTGTTGACCATCGCCAGCTTCGTGGCGAGCGTCGCCTTGTCCAGCTCCGACATGAACTCCCACTGCGGCAGCTCCTCGAGCGGCTCGAGCTTGTACGCCTTCTCGCGGATGAAGTCGGCGTCGAACACGTCGCTGCCGTAGTTCTTATTGACATTCGTCAGCGTGAGCGCGAGCGTCGCCTTGTCCAGCTCCGACATATCCTCTTCGACAGGCCACGCAATGTCGTACTGCTTCGGCTTCGGCAGGTAGCCGTACTCGACGAGCCTGTCGACGAGCCGCCGCACGATCATCGGCCCCGCATAGCTCGTCCGTCGGTCCTGGACCTGCGTGCGCCAGTTGTCGGCGTCCTGACCGCTGGCCAGCTGCCCCATCTCCGAACCCGTCAGGATGCGTGTCGGGATGCCCTTGCTGCCGCCGATCTGCTTCAGGATCGCGTCAGCGTTCGGTCCGAGGTTGGCAACGTCCGAGCCGAGCTGCGTGGCGGTCACGCCGCGCGTGACCAGGACGCGCTGCAGCTGGTGCTGGATCTCCTCGGCCTTCTCGTGCAGCACCTTCCGCTCGTCGGCGCTCAGCCCAGCGCTCGTGGAACCAGGCAGCCCCATATCCTTGTCGACGTCCAGGTGCAAGCCCTGATTCGCGCGCAGCCAGAACGCCTCAGCGCCGCCGCCGGTGACCTTGTCCAGATCATCAAGCAGGTTCCACACGTTCTCCAGCGTCGGCATGCCGTAGACGTTGTCGTCGAGGCAGCCCTCGGCCACGTGGATGACGCGCGACCAATGGATCTCGCGCATCTGCCCCGGTAGGTTGATATCCGTGCGGCGAAGCAGGTAGGTCAGCGGCTCACCGAAGCGGACGCTCTTGGGATCGACGTCGAAGTTCTTGATCGAGCAGTCCGAGTCCAGGCCCTGCGTGTGGTTCTGCATGAGCAGCGTGTTGGACGTGGGCGGACCGCCGCCGCCTGAGTAGGGCTGGAGGTAGAGCAGCCTGTCCGGCGACGTGCCGCGCGGCAGCTCGGTCTCAAGCTCGCCAGGCGCGCCGATGAGGAGGACGGAGAACGTGCTCAGGCCGGCCAGGATGTCGGCGGCCTGCAGGCGTGACCAGACGTTCAGGCGATCTTGAATCGACTTCCACGCCTCTTCGAACGCGGTGTCCTTCGCGGCATCCTCGTCCTCATACAGCTCCACGCCGCCGCGCCACGTCGCCTTCGGATACGCCTCGACGATGCGCTTCGCGATGCCGCCGCGCTGGTACCGCAGGCGATAGTCGAGGTACTGCAGGATGCGCTGGTAGCCGAGCACCGCGTAGAGGTCGCGTGCGCCGCCAAAGCTGACACCCGCCTGCCGGAAGAAGCGATAGCGCTCGAGGAGGACCGAGGTGAGGGACTTGAGGACGCCTTCGGGTTTGGCGCTCATACGACCAACCAGTCGTCGATGACCGGCTCGAGCAGCACGGCGTTGAACGCACACGACGACGCGTCAACCTGATCGTCATGCTTCGCTGTCGGAAACCCGCACAGCTCCTGGACGTAAGCCGCGTTCCACGGCCCGCGCACGATGCGCACGTTGCCCGCCTCGCACTGCGCGCGGAACGGCTTGCACCGAGTCACCTTGCTACCGCTAATCTGCACGCCGGCGTAGTTGAACCCGGCCAGCGTCTTCGCCCTCGCGGCGACGACCGCGACGCCCGCCGAGCCACCTTCCTTCTCCTCACGCACCGCGCACGCAACGCCGTCCGCCTCGGTCGTCACGCGGATGAGTGCATCGACCTTCGACGGCCCGACCTGCTGCCGGCGCACGTCTTCAACGTAGAAGATGCCGTTCGCCTCAGCAATCTTCACGCCGCACGTCCAGTCGCCATCATTCTCGGTACCGGCCGTGTCCCAACCACGCGCACGGCGGGCGTTGACAGGCGCGGCGTCAACGAAGCTATTGGCGAACCACGATTCTTGAAACAGTCCTCCGCCTGACGGCGCCGGTCGCTGCTGGTAGAGCGCGGCCCAGTCATACGCGCCGAGTCCTGCTCGCCTGCGAGCAAGCTCCTCAAGCGGATACTTGGCGGGCCACAGCGGCTCGCCGACCTGACGGTGCGCGTCTACCTCCTCGGCGATCGCAGGCAGACTGACAACCTCCCACTGATCGGCTTCTGGATGTTCGGCCGCGATCCGCAGCAGGCGACCGGCAAGATCATCCTCGTTCCACCGCGTCATGCACAGGATGATCGCTCCGTCACTACCAAACTGCCTCGTAGCAAACGCTGACTTGTACTGTTCGAAGACACGGTCGCGATAGACTTCCGACTCAGCTTCCTCGCGGTTCTTGACAGGATCGTCGATGATTCCGATGTCCGCCGTACGACCGGTGATCGACCCCATGATACCTGACGCAATGTAATAGCCGACGCCACCGACGACGTCGAACTGCCCCTGCGTCCTCTTCTCGGCATCGCGCGATTCTGCCAGGCGAGAGTGAGGAAATAGGACGCGATACTCCGGCGTGTCCATCACCTTCTGTACGTCTCGACTCATATCCTGCGCCAAGGTATCTGAATAGGAGCACGCGATGATACGCAGGTTCGGCCGCCTGCCAAAGGCGTAAGCCGGAAAGCGTCGCGAGACCTGCTCGCTCTTGCCATTCTGCGGCGGCTCAAAGATCATCAGACGGCGGCATCGGCCAGCTAGGACGCGGTCGAGCGCCTCGGCGACGATGACGTGATGCCAGTTGATCTCGTAGTCGCGCTTCGTGTATGTCGTGAAATCGAGGAGTGAAAGGCGAGCGAGCGCAGTTTCAACACGCGCTAGCTCTGCCGCAGCCTCAGTGACAGTAAGCTTCTCTGGCAGATCGAGGTGCGACGATGTCAATGCACGCTCGGGTCGTCTTGCTGCGGTTGATCGATGATGCGGTGAGCGATGAGGCGGGCACGTTCACGCAGCTGCTCAGCGGTCAGATCTTCGAACTCATTCGTCGTATCCTTAACTTCGATCCGCTCAGTGGGCTTGCCATACCCGTAATGCCAGAGCAACGTCTCCATGTGAGGAGCAGTTCCAGCCTTCAAGCGCACGCGAAGTGCAGCGCGATAGTCTTGATCATCAACAAGAGCACGTGCCGCGTCGCGTACCTCGCGCGTCGCCTTCGGTACGACGCCTTTCGGTCTGCCGGGTCCGGCCAGGCCAGTGCCAATGCGTTTTGGTTCTGTTTTGGAAACCAATTGCGTGCTTGGCTGAGCCTCTGACTCCACGGTGGCTTCAGAGTTAGCATAGAATCAGTTCGACGTAACTATAAAATCGATTAAAAAGTTTTGCTACCACCTAGTCGTCTCATTCCCCCTACCCATCTTTGATACCACTGTGAACGTGATACAACTAGAGAGATCATTAGTAAAAGAGAGAGAATCACAGTGGTATCAAATGATACCACTAGGGGGCCCATGATACCACTGTGTCGTACTCTTTTGAGTACACTCCTAGTCGTATCACAGTGGTATCAAATGATATAACTAGAAAACACCTATTTTTACTAAGGATCCCCCTAGTTGTCTCATGTTTTCTAGTGGTATCAAAGATGGGTAGGGGGTTGAGACGACTAGAGTCCGAAGTCCGGTACGCCAGCTTCGTCGATCGGCTTCACGCCAGGCAAGCACCAGTATGTGATACGTGGAAATGTGCCCTTATTGATGCTCTCGACGTGGATGTACTTGCGGGCGCGCTGCAGCGTGATGACGGAGAACCGCTTGCGCTTCGCGGCATCCTTGACCTCGCTTGACTCGACATAGCCGCTCTTCGACTTCAGGTAGTCATAGAGCCACTCAGAGGCTTCGGTGATCGCGGAGCGGTCGACGCCTTCAGCGGTCACCTCGATCTCGTCCGAGACGGTGCGCTCTGTCTCGCCAGTCCAGGTCAGCTTGCCTGTATGGACTTCGCCTTCATCAGTCTGGCCGAGGTTGCAGTCTTCGATCTTGAACATGAGCGTCGGCAGGTCGTCGATCTTGCCGAGGTTGTTCTTCGGCTGGCCCATCAT